AGACGCGCCATAGAGATGCGAAAAACCCCGTTTCTATGGCGCGTTCTATGGCGCGCTATGGCGCAGTGGGGGTGCGCCATAGAAGGGGGGCGCCATAGAATAAATCCTATGGCGCACCCCCCTTCTACGGCGACACCACCCCCGAGCGTCTATGGCGCGGTAGGACAGCAAGACTGACCAAAATGGACCTCTTCGACCACGCCGCCCAAAAAGCCCGCAACGACGCCCTCGCCGTCCTCGACGCATGGCTCGCCGCCACCGACCAACAAACCGGCTACCTCCGGCCAGGAGACCCAGGCTACTGGCCCCCACCAGTCCGCATCGCCGACGCACTGCCACCACGACCTGAAATTGTCACGACATCAGCCAGCCCACGCCGCACAGCCAAAACAAAGCGCATCCGCCGACATGCACGTCGCACTTGACATCACGCCCCGCGCGTTCCTATCACCACCACGCGGGTTCGCCGTCGCAGCCGGTCAGGCCGGGGCGCAGGCATCCGCCTCCGGCGCCCCAGGCAAAGCGCCCGAGCGCGCAGACGACGCCCACGGCTCGTCAATGGCGAAGCACGCCCGCGCCTCATGGATTTGCGTCCAACATCGTGCAGACGACGGCGCCAGGGTGCGCATCGCCCTGCGGCACAAAGGCTTCACCGTCCACTGGCCGCGCGTCGTGATCCGCATCCCACGCCGCGACGACGTCCTCCGTCCGCTCTTCCCGGGCTACCTGTTCGCCCGCCCCGACGTCGGCCCATGGCAGGCCGCGCTCGAAGCCCGCAACGTCATCCGCGTCCTCGGCGTCCGCGAAACCGGCGTGCCTCGCCTGGTGCCAGATTCCTACGTCGCGGAGCTGATCGACATGGCAGGTGGCATCGACGGCGTCATCCCCGCCCGCGAGGACCTTGTGGCATCCTGGCGCCCAGGCGTGACGATGCTGCGCATCACATCCGGACCATGGCAAGGACTCTCCGGCATCCTCTGGTCCGATCGCGGCCGAGACCGCGTCCAGGTTTTGCTTCACGTGCTCGGCGTCGAACGGCCTGTGTCAGTGCCGCGAACCGCAGTGCGCGAAGCGTGACAGATGCTCCGACGGACTTCCGCCCGCTGGCCGGCCCGCCTGGCGGATCGACCCGTCTCAGCGCCCGCCCACGGGCGTCAACACGTTGCCGTCGGAGCCGGCATTGGGACGTGATGAACGGGAGCGGGCCACATGCGCAAACTCGGATCAATCGGCCGTCGCCTCGCAGCGCCACCGCCGCGCGTGCTCACCAGCTCAGGCGCCACATCCGGCTTCCAGCGGCTGGACGGCCGCAGCTCCACTGAGCGCGGCTACGGCAGCGACTGGCGCCGCGTCCGCGCCGCCATCCTGGCAGCCGAACCACTGTGCAGGATGTGCGCAGCCGAAGGGCGCGTCACGATCGCAACCGAGGTGGATCACATCCAGCCGTTCACTTCCCTGGACGATCCGAGACGGCTCGACCCGACCAACCTCCGGCCGCTTTGCGCGCCGTGCCATCGAAGCCGCACCGCTCGCCAAGCGCACGGCGCGCTGGGGAGGGGGGGGATCGATCTCTGACGGGGCGGCCGGGAGAGCCCGCGTGCCCCCCCATCCGCAGATTTTTTTCCCTGGCCATATAGGGGGGGCTGGGCAAATGGCGCCCCGCAGGCGCTGTGGTGGCCGTAGAGGCCGGTTCGAGGTCCTGGTGGTAGGTGGGCGCGGTCTGGCCATGGAGGGCGTCTACGCCCTTCCTAGGGGCTTTCTGGCCGGGCGGTCCTGTAGTCAAGGAAGCGCTGATGAAGAGCAAGGACGCGAAAGGCGGGCAGCCACCAGTCCCCTGGATGGTGGCTGGGGTGGAGAGAAGGCGCGTTGACTCGCTTCTGCCCTACGCGCGCAACGCGCGCACGCATAGCCAAGAGCAGATTGAGCAGATCGCTAGGTCGATCCAGGAATGGGGCTGGACCACCCCGATCCTGATTGATGAAAACGGCATGATCATTGCCGGCCACGGTCGCGTCCTCGCCGCTAAGCGTCTTGGCTTGCGCGAAGTGCCGGTGATGGTGGCCGCTGGCTGGACAGACGCGCAAAAGCGCGCGTACGTCCTCGCCGACAACCAGATTGCACAGAACGCCGGGTGGGATCAGGACCTGCTCCGCTTTGAACTCGCTGAGCTGGCCGACCTAAACTTTGACGTGACTCTGACTGGTTTTGGTCCGGACGAAAGCGATCAAGCCAAAAAGATCATGGGTTCGGCCGAAGCCGTCCAGGACGCTCCGCTCAAGCTGGCGTTCTGGATTTCTGTCGAAGGTCCTCTTGATGTCCAACCCGAAGCGCTGGCGGCCTTCAAAACGTTGGCGCAGATCCCTGGTGTCACGCTGCAAAGCAATCTGTGCGAAGCCGAATGAGATCCGCAGGCCTTAGTCACACGCTCGGTTCCGGTCTGGCAGCACGCCGTGGAATGGAGCGCGACAATCACCAGGAAGCGATGCCGGGCAAGCTGGCACTGCGCCGCGAGGCATTAGCGATGGTGTCTCAGCCTCGCGTGCTGGATCTCTTTGCGGGACGCGGGATCATGTATCGCGCTGTCTGGCACAAAGCGGCAGCCTACGTCGGCTCCGACAAAGACCTCAACCAGGTGCTGCGCCATCCCGCTGCATGCCACCATGCGCCGGCGATCATTCTCCTACGGGCCCTCGACCTTTCCGCCATCAATATCTTCGACCTCGATGCCTATGGGTCCCCTTGGGAGGAGGTGATGGTTCTCGCGGCGCGGCGACGGCTCGCGCCCGGCGAGCGCGTGGCGGTTGTCATCACGGATGGTTCTCCTAGGCGCGCGATGCTAGGCCTGGTGGCCCATGCGCTGGCCTCTCTGGCGGGGGTGGAGCCAGAGACCCATGGGGCGCATAGGCGCTGGCCGATCCTGGTGCGGCAGGCGATGGGAGAGGTGGCGCGCCGCATGGGAGGGCGCTTGAGCGAGCTGCGCCAGGCCACTGGCAGCCTGGGGAAGCGCGGCATGTGGTATGGCATGGCGGTGCTCGATGGGCCGCCGTGCCGCGCGTGAAGCGCCTGGGTGCGGGGTGTAGGCTGCGGAATGGGGCGCTTGGGCGCGCCGAGGGGGGCAGGCGGCCGCCTAGGTGGGGCTGCGCGGCGCCTGGCGCAGGGGCATGGCGGCCGCAGCAGAGGCGGCCGCCTGATGCGCGCCAGGCGCTGGCGGATGCCCTATGCCGTTGGGCGGGCCTCCGGGAACTCACGCCAGAGGCGCCCATCCAGCAGCGCGCCGCCCTTCCCGTGCTCGGGTGGGTCGAGGCGCTTCGCCTCGTCCATGGTCACGCCCTTTTCCACGACGGCCGGGTTGTTCGCGTAATGGCCCCACTGCTTGTGGAAGAAGGCGACGCCGAGGCGCAGCGCCTGGTCGCGCACTTCGCGCGTCCAGGCGGGATGGTTCGGGCGCGCGTGCGGTCCGCTCTCTCCGCCCGTGATGACCCAATGGATGCCGTCCAGGGCCAGCGGGCCGACACGGGCCGTGATCGGCTCGATGGAAAGGAACCGGATGCGGGCCGGGATCTTGGCCAAGATGGCGGCGCGCTCGGCCACGCGATGGTCTTCCAGCGTGCAGCCCAGCCAGACGTTGTCCGGCAGGCTGGTGAGCCCCATGCGCCGCATGATCGGCTCGATGTTCTGCGGGCGCTTAGTCAGGATCTGGTAGCGATGGCGCGTTGTGGCGCGCATCACCTCCAGCGCTTCCGCCCGCCAGCGGTCGTCCGCCGCTTCGTGCCAGAAGTCGGACATGCTGTTGACGAAGATCAGGCTTGGTGCCGCGATGCCCAGCGGCTCGCGCATCTTGGCGTCGCTGCTGCGGTGGACCCGGCCGGTCCAGACTGGGTTGCCGTTGACCTTCCGCGTGGTCCCGCGGTAGGCGGCGAAGCCGAAAGCGTGCTCCAGGCGGTAAGCCTGGCGCATGGCGTAGCAGTTCGTGCACCCAGCCGACACGATGGCGCACCCCACAAAGGGGTTCCATGTGTGATGAGTCCATTCGATCGCCGTTGTCCGGCGCGGGGTGGCGTTATCCGTGATCGTCTCGGTCACGGTTTTCTCCTCTTCGCTCCGCGCCAAGGGCTGGCCTGTGCGCAGAATGCACAATAGCGCATTGCCGCCCATGGCGCAAGCGTCAATGTGTGAAGGCGCATACATAAGAAATGGCGGATGCTGAAATGATCGAAAGCGAAACAAAGCGGTCGCGCGGCCGCCCCGAGTTCGAGCCAACCCCCGAGCAGCGCCGCCTGGTGAAGGCTCTCGCCGCCGTCGGCGTCTCGCAAGTCGACATCGCAACCGTGGTCGACATCGACGTGAAGACGCTGCGCAAGCACTTCCGCACCGAGCTCGACGTCGGCGCCATCGAAGCCAACGCCAAGGTCGCGCAAGCGCTTTTCA